AGGATCATCAGACAGACACAGGCTCAAGTTAGACAGTAGCTCTGTGCTGTGATATCCGTCCTCGCCGTTGACCACCTGTTTCCCGTCAATCTCATAAATGGCCGACCAGTCGCCAGATCCTCGTACCATCCTCCAAGGCACCAGATCCGGATGGACCACATGGCTCGTGCAGCCGTCGTGCTGAGCATCCGTGGGGATGGTTGTATCCCATCGTGCGCAGTGCCAAGTGCTGTCGTCTTTTGGTGTTGAATGCGCACAGGTTCTGCAGTTGGCCTGCTTTGTTGTCTGAGTCTGGTGGCAGAAGCTATACGCCGGGCAGAATTTGCACATGTACCAAGACGCTGACGCGCCGGTTATCGGCTCCGGCATGCGCTCGGTCAATGCAATGCGCTGGCCCCTTGCCACGAACGCAGTTGCACTTTCCTCGCACAGCCTGACACGCTCGGTATAGATGCGGTCATCGTCTTTGCAGACGGCGTAATACAGCGCCCGGTCCACCTTGGCGCCCAGCATGTAGACTTGCATCTGTGCCCAGTGCAAGGGTTTGGATAGCTGCACACCTTTAGCGGTCAGGTCATTAAAACTTTTCAGGCTGTGTGTCTTGGCCTCAAGAATATGCTTTTTGGTCGGCGCCTCTGGCACACCTGATTTGATGACACCATCAATGCTGCCGGATACGTGGCAACCAAAATCAACACGGCTCTGCTTTTCCCCGGTATCTGTTACATGGCAACCAGCCGCTCGGAGGTCGGATACGATGAGATCCTCCTCCAGCTGGCCGCGACGAAACAGTCGCAAGATGCGACCGGGAAGCGGCTCGATAACGGCCCAACGAAACGCCAGCCAGAGCTTGCGCTCGCAGGGCTCTCCAAGCATTGAGCACCCCATGTGGGGCCTTGGGCGCTCTTGTCTTGCCTCGTGCGACGCATCAATTAAGCTGGCCAGTGATATCGCTGATTCTGGAATCGCAGTCATCGTAATCATGGGGCGGTTGCCCGCCCCCTCCTTTGTTGTTGTTACTTTTTAGCCCAAGGCGGTGATCCAGCTGGGCTCGGCGCAGGGCGTTGCGCTGGTGCAGGAGCCGGGGGCGCGGCAGGCCGGGGCATTGATCCGCCCTCAATCGCCTTCCAGCCCTTGACCTCATTGGATGGCTCGTATCCCTCCTGATGGCGGGTCGCCAGCTTAATCTGGCAGTTGTGCCCAACCAGCTGATCCGTGTCAGTCACACGGGCCACTCCGATCGCACGGCAAAGGTCGGCCAATTGCTGGCGCCCAATCTCCTCGGCCTTGACGTTGGGGTTGTGGACGTTAAAGTTTCCAAACACAACGCGGCCCTGATGCGATGGGCCGGTGATGTCATAGCGGACTTTGATGTAGTGCCCGGTTCCTGCCTTGGTAGTGCAAAGCTCAGCCTTTGCAATGTGCCCCGAATACCAGCCATCTGGCAGCGGCGTGTAATCACCGCCGTTGCCTTGAGGTACTTCGGAAACTTCAAACGCTTCGTTCAGTAGTGCCATTTTACTTCTCCTCTTTCATTGATATTGAAAAGCTGGGTCTCCCCGGCGTAGTTGTGATTGCCTCCAGCAAAGGCTGGGTAATACTGGCTTCTGCTGACTTCCAATGCTTGGCACTGATCTCTGGCTTCCACCGGAACAGACTGCTCAGATACTCTGACAGGCCATGCTCTGCCGCAATTTCCTGCAGTCTTGCTGCATCTATCTTGTAGTTGATCCGACCCACCGTAGAGATCTTGTAAAATCCCGCATCAGTGTTTTTTGTGCCCTCAAAATCGTCTGGCAATTTGATGATGGCGGACATGGCGTCTTCGATTTGACGACGCTTATCCTGAGCCGCCTGCTCAGCTGACTTGGCTTCAATCCATTGCTGGCTGAGTTCGTGCAGCTCAAAGGTTTTTTCAGGGTCTCGGTTCATGCTGACATCTTCTCTATGATGGCGCCCATGTCCGGTGCTTCCCAAGCGTCGAGCTTTCCTGAGCGATCTTTCGCCAGCCAGATGCCGTCCGAGTCGCACATCAAGGCGCGCTGAGCCTTGCCGTCACCGTCTTTCTCAACCCGCAGCGCCAGCACCTCATCAAAAAAGTAAGGCAGCGACTGCCCCACTTTATTGCCCGGCATTGATGGGCTGTAGAGAATGCGGCCAGATTCGTCCTGAGCTTTTTCTACCTTGGCGGTCATGAGAACGTGCTTGCCGCCGAGATCGCGAAAGGCTCGCACAATGGAGGTCATCTGAACCGCCATCTCGCCATAAGCAGCGCGACCATCTTTGTTAACCGCCTTCTCGTGGACCAGCACGACCTCAGCAATCTCGCTGATGCTGTCCAGAACAACAGACTGGTACTTCTGGCCGTCAGGACCGGAGACATACTCAAACGCCTCCATAAGAGTGTCCATCGAATTGACTTCGATGTAGTCCAGCCCGGCATCCTTGATGGACAGCAGGCCGCCCTCCGCAGATATAATAATGGGCGCCGGCATCGTCGCGCCCAGCGTGGTTTTGCCCGCACCGGCATGACCGTAGACCAGCACCTTGATACCGTTCGATGACACGTCGAGCGTGTTTTTTAATTGTATTGCCATGTAGTTTCTCCGCACCTGCGTTCGGCCAATCCGGTTGCAGGTCTGTTTACATCGTAGTGATGTTCATTTATATTGTCAACACCCAAAGGTTTAGGAAGTAACAGTGGAACATAATTATGATGACAATTGATGAAATAAGGCTGGCCCTTCAGGACCGGCGACTAACGGCAATCGCACAGGCAACCGGCCTGCACTACAACACGGTTATCGCTATCAAGCGCGGCGAACAACTCAACCCCTCCTACGACACACTGAGCCGGCTGAGCACCTACCTTTCCACTCCGGCACAAGGCGCCACAAAGAGCGCGCACACGGGAGCGGACAATGGCCGATCTTACTGATATCTTCGGCGGTCCGTGGACGCCCCCGCAGCCCAGCGGCTTTATCATGCCCGAGCCGCCAGAGCTGCAGATGGCAAGCGCCATGCTGGCATCTGGCATCACGCCACCAGAGAATATTATATTTGACGGTCGCATCCATCGATTCAACAGCGGCACCAAGGGCAAGGCCGGCTTTGACAAGCCCGGATTTTACGTGGGCTTCTTGGACGGCGTACCGGCGGGCCACTTTGGCTGCTGGAGGGCTGGCATCGAGAGACCGTTTCGCGCAGACGTGGGCCGTAAGCTCACCGTTGCAGAGGAGATGGCAAACTCCAAGCGCATGTCGGAGGCCAAGAAGCTGCGCGATGCGGAGCTGGTCAAAAGTCGCGAGGTGGCCGCTGATACGGTAGCCGTGATCTGGCGCGACGCGGCCACTGCAAGCGCTGACCATCCATACCTAAGCCGCAAGGGCATAGGCTCGCACGGCGCAAGGGTCACGGGTGATGGGCGCCTGATCGTGCCACTGTTCAACGCCAACGGCGAGCTCTCGTCCCTGCAGTACGTCAGCGCCGACGGCGAGAAGAAGTATCACCCCGGAGCTGCCACCGGCAACTGCTTCTGGTCCATCGGCACCACCGACTATCTGAGCCTGCCGGGTAAGGGCACCGCCGTCTATCTTGCCGAGGGCTTTGCAACAGCGGCCACCATCCACGAGGTGACGAACGCAGCGGTCTTCGTAGCCTACAGCGCAAGCAATCTGGTGCCGGTTGCGGGTATTCTGCGCGAGCAGTACAACGATCTGGTCATCGTGGCCGACAATGATGCGTCCGGCGTTGGTCAGCGCTACGCAGAGCAGGCGGCGGCGAAGTATGGTGCGCGGGTCATCATTCCTCCGATTGCGGGTGATGCCAACGACTACGCACAGGCTGGGCACGATTTATCTGCCCTACTGCTCCCCAAGGCAGACGGCTGGCTTATCCCTGCCGACTCCTTCTGCGCCCAGCCCTCCCCCATCGGCTGGCTGGTCAAGCACTGGCTTCAGCAGAACGCGCTGATAATGGTTCACGGTCCGTCAGGCGGGGGCAAGACCTTTGTGGTGCTGGATATGTGCCTGCGCATCGCGACAACCGACCTCGAATCATGGCACGGCAGCAAAGTCCGTCCCGGCACAGTCGTCTACCTTGCCGGCGAAGGCCACCACGGCCTGCGAGGCCGCATCGCCGCGTGGAAACAGCACCACGGCGCTGGATCCATCGACATGTACCTTTCCAAGGACGGCTGCGACCTAAACACCCCCGAGGGCTACCAGCGCGTGCGCGACGCCATCCGAGGCGGCGGCAGAAACGGCCAGACCATATCTCCCAGCATCATCGTGGTCGATACCCTGCACCGCTTTCTCTCCGGCGACGAGAATTCCGCACAAGACGCCAAAACAATGCTAGACGCCTGCGCAGGGCTCATGAATGAGTTCGCCTGCTCCGTCCTGCTCGTTCACCACACCGGCGTTGCCGAGGAGGCCCAGCACCGTGCCAGAGGATCAAGCGCATGGCGTGGCGCGCTGGACATCGAGATCAGCGTCGTGCCACCCAAAGGCGATGACGCCCCCATCGAGATCGTCCAGCGCAAAAGCAAGGACGCCGAGCTCGCGGCTCCCATCTTCGTCCACCTGCAATCCGTGCCCATCACCGGCTGGCTGGACGAGGATGGCGAGCAGGTCACGTCCGCCGTTGTAGTAGCAGCAGAGGCGCCGGCTAAAGCTGAGAAAAAGGACAAGCTCTCGAAGCACAAAAAGCTCTTTGAGTCAGCGTGGTGGCATGGCGGCGCAGAGGTTCGTGAGGACAAGCCATACGTCAGCAGGTCGGCT